AAACTAGCATTGCTACATAAATAGCTGGCGCAAAAAAAGCTCCGATAATTGGTAAAGTGTGAAGTGCTGAATTTGTCAGTTGAGTTTTGAATGTCATAACGGTAAAGGTAGTTGAAAATTACTTAACCACAACAAAACTAAAGATTCAATGTCGGAATCTTTCCAATCATTTGTGTACGGCATATCTTCTGCCATTATCCCAAAACTTGCAGTATCCGTTGTTAGCGTTATTGCAACGCTTAATAGTTTACTGATTGCCTTGTCCTGAATAGAGTTAAGGTCTACGGAAATAGTTGGGTTTACTATTTCTACTTTGAATTGTTCGAATTTATAAGTCATATTTTTAAGATAAAGTTGTTCCTGTTACTGTGAATGTTCTAACCGCTAAACAAGATGAAGTTTCATTTTTGTCTTTAGGATATATAAACCCCACATTATTAACCCCCCATGAATAAAGACCCGTAGCTGGTTTGTAAGTTGATGATGTATGAGATGAATATGTAAAAACAAAAGTCGTAAATGGCGTGTAATTTAAAGGTGGGTTTATTTCTCTATTTAAAACATTTTCCCATTGTTTACAATTTGCCAAACTCCACCCCGATGTGAAGCTCCCTATACTTATAGCTAGACAAGTGTCTATTGCATTATTCCACCCACCCGTTGTTACATTCGTAGCTGTTCTTTTATACCCCAAAACATTAGTGCCGTTAAAAGTGCTCCAATCAATAACAATATTATTCGTGTATGTTGTACCGCCTAACTCATCAGTAAATCTGTTTGTATTTCCAAAAGGATTATTTTCCGCAAGTACTAAAAACGATGTTGCTCTACCTGCTTCTAAATCTCCATCGTCTCCCGTTCGGTATGAAGTAGTTTGCCCCGTTTTCATTAAGGTTGCTGTTGAAATTGAAGTGCCACCACTTGCATTTGCTTTTATATATAAATCTCTAATCATAATCTAGTTACGTTTAATTGAACTCTAGCAGCTGTTGAAACTGTAACCGTCATTACGCTATTTGTTGCGATTGTAGCACCTAAAACATACGCAACACCATCATCTAGTATAGTTGTTGTTGGCGCATTGGTTACGTTGGTAACTGAATTAATTATATATGAATATCCTAAGGCAAAATCTACCGTTAAAGCGTCGATTAAATCTACTGTTATCCCGTAATTATTCAACCCCGTAAACACCCCGCCACTCGTCACTAAATTAGTTGAGGATGCAGTTGGGGTTGAGTCGATTGGTTTGGGTTTCCATACAGTACCGTCTAATGCTAAAGAATCACCACTAACCGCACCCGTTGTATTAACATCATGTAATTCGCCAAGTTCATAGCCATTTACAATTGCATATAGAATCTGTCCCGTTGTTCCTGATGTTTCTAATACCTTACCAATATTTACTAAATGATTGGGTGAAATTGGTTTAACATTTGTAACATAACCTGCAGTTGTTGGAGATAAATAAAGGTCGTCTCCAATTACTAAAGTATCTGTAGTAAATGGATTTGTTGCCGTTGTGCGTGTGTCTAATAACGTCAATAAACCATTTGCGAGAACATTTCCGTTGGCATTGTTAGCAATATCTGCCGTAACTACTCCAAGCGTCTTAGAAGACGTTATTTCACTATCTGCCTGCGCTTTAGAAATTAATGCTTTACCGCCAGATGTTCCCGATATATAAACAATAGTACCTTTATAAATCGTTGCGCCCGTTGTATTTCTTACCTCAACAGTTGCCTGAGCAACTGCGCTTAAAACTTCGTCTCCCGTAATGGATTTAGTTTCGTATAATCCACCGCCAATATCCTCTGAAATAACAAGTAAATCTGTTGCTGCTAGATTCGATCCTTTAGGTGTTAAATCACTTATCTTTATTTCTGCCATTGTCTAATTTTTTTAGGTAGACTTTCAACTTTTGAATGTCTTTTGTTTTTGGTTTTGATATTTTTAAATGTACCATCCAGTATAATTGTTCATTGAATCGGGTGAAATCTCGTTATTTACGTTTGTGTAATATTCGGGAAATAAACTATTGTTGAAATTCATATAATCGATAAATCTTTCCGTATAGTTTTGCGCTATACTTCGCTCTTTTTCGATAAGAAAATCAACTTCATTTTTTTCTACGTTAACGCTATTTTCGCTGCTATGTTTATATACTCCTTTATTAGCTATTGTGTACGCTGCAAACGGCATATATTCTACCATAGCCCAATGGATAAGCATTGGCTTTAAATAGTTAACTGTTAAAGATAGGTAGTTGCCCGCTAAAGTATTTGCTATAATATCCGCTTTAATTTTGTTTAGCAATTTTGTACCCATGTAATTCTGCATGTGAATATCCTGAGCAATTTTTATAAACTGAATAAATTTATCAGTATCTACATTTCCATTTAATGCAGTGAATTTAACGATGTCGTCTCGAGTTATTAGTAAAGCGTCTGCCATTATTGAAATCTTTTATTAGTTGGTAAAAATCCGTTGTATGGCATATCCATAGGTTTCATTGCAACCTCTTTAGGATTTCTAATTCTATACCCTGCCTTTTCTGCTTTTGCTACAGATACTTGTTTTGCGTTGGGTGACAATGGGTCTATTCCTGATTTTGCACCAAGCGCTACAAAAGTTTGTCTTATCCATTTATGGTGACAATCTCCGCCACCTTTATAAAGCCATACAGAATAAGTATCAGCACCTTTAGGACCCCAACCTTTATTTACCGATTGCTCTCCCATTCTTAAAATATCTTCTTTTCGGTAAACTTTTTTAGCGTTAACCATTACCTTGCAGAAATCTCTACTATTCGCAGACAATCCCTCGCTATACTTGTAACGTGTAATGAATTTAAAATCATTTACCACATTGTCTTGTTCACTTTTTGAGCGAGGAAATGCACTGCCTGTACTTACTAAGTTTGTTAATTTAGATAATGTAGAAATATTCTTTTTATTTATAGTTTCAATTTCATTATCCAAATCATCTTCTGAATTATAATCCACTTCTGTTTCATCTATAAGCATCCAATTTTCAGGCACATTCTCTCCGAACTCATCAAGTTCAATTATTGCGCTTAATTCCGTTCCTGTTTCTTCCGCAACTTGTTCTTCTGTTTGAGCGTTTTCTAAATCTGTAAATTCTAAAGGTTGCAAAGTTTTGAAATACAACTTTAAACTAATTCCGTTGTACGCAAGTATTGAATCAAATGCTTCCAAAATCTCTTCTTGCATTGGACGAATAACCATATTATCGAATAGTATAGAACTATTCTTTAACTCATCAGCATTTGAACTAAAACCCGTTGTTGTTGCGATTCCAAATAATAAAGGTGATGTTACGTTATGTCCTAACATTATCTTACCTAAACACTCATTCGATAGGTATTGGAAATGCTCCGGTGCATTGTCTAAAGGAATAGAATCTATTGTAGTTTTGCTTTCTGCGTTACGATTAAACGCAACGATTACTGGGTTTCCATTTGCACCCGTAAGTTTGTTTATTACCTTAGAACTGATCTGTTCTTGTTGCTCTTCTGTCGGTACACCATTGTTAAAGTTAACTACGATACGTCCTGAAAAATGATTTTTTACATCGTTAATCAAATAATCTGCAATTTCTTCTTCTAACATTGCATACGGCAAACTACCTTGATAATCAGGATAGGAATAATATTTCATTCCAACTGCGTAAGGCTTCGAGAATAATATTTCAACCTCATCTTTTGACGTGCTAAATGCCGAATATCTTTTTGGCTTGAATTTCTTTACATCTGTCCAATCATCAGAATAATAATAACCTTCAATATTTCCATCTTCATTACATTTTTCTGCACGTATTAAATTAGTAGGAATATGGTAAGCCTTTAGAATCTTTGAATGGTCTTTATTATAATGTATCTGAATAGCAAATTGTCCAAGCATTTTTCTATCCATACAGATTTTACGAACGCAATCCTTGTTAAATAAAGACATCATTTGTGCGTATTCGTTTGGCTTTCTTGACGCATTTAACGCACTTAAACCACGTCCGTATATTAGTCTTGATATATTGTTTATTATAGCGTTATTCGTTGTGCTATTCGTATATCTATCTATTAGAAATTGATAGTAATTATTATCTTCTCCGTATTCCACCCAAGCATCACGCTTAGATTCTTGAATAGTCGGAGTAGAATAAGCCGCTAGATTAAGTATGTGAACATTATTACTCATAAACTATGAATGTATTTGTTGTGTTGTTGCTTGTATATTGCGCATTGTTTACAGAAAAACTCGATGTACTTTGGTTTGTACAAAAAATCTTATCTCTGAAAATTACCTCTGAATTGTTTTTTATTTCAATTGTGTAGAAATGATTTTCTTTAAGTTCAAAAATAGCCGTTAAGCTAGATAAATAATCACCTGCTAAAAAAGTATATAAATCAATTGTAACAGTTATATTCGTTTGCTCATCCGTTATTTTAACGCTATTAAAATCCACACTTCTTGGAATGAATCTTATTGTTTGCGGATCTACATTTTCTGTCGTTAGAATAATCATATATGTATATAATTACTTTTTCGTTATTTTGTTTTGTAAATCAAAAAAGGCGACCATAATAGCCGCCTTAATTTTAGATTATTTTTGTAAAAGATTAAGCAGTAACAACTGTAGCATCAACTGTCCCATCGTTGAATAATGTTTTTAAACCAGCTTCATTTGTACAATTTAAGAAATTCGCAGGGACTTGCTCCATTGCAGTAAATGTCAAATTGTAACCGTTAAAATCACCCATTGCAGTACCACTTGAAACAGTACCCGCAGTAACATCTGCGCCTTGATCAACACCCACCAAAAAGAATTGGTGCATTCTTGTTTCTACAACAATACGAGGACGTCCGTAAGCTAACATTTTAATATTTTTATGCGTAGCAATAGTTTGATTTTTCAATTGAATAGTTAAAACTTGCTCAAAGAAAGTTGTTCCGTTATCTCTTGAAGTTTGGATTGTTTGTTCAAATCCGTTTGCCCCCTTAAGTTCGTATTTATACAACGATAAAGCAGCGCCAGGCTCCCAAGTTTCGATAACATCAGAATCTCCCGCAGTTCCGTATGTTATACCTTGTGTATCTAAATCACCGTAATTGATGAAGTAGATATTCATTAAGCCTGAAATAGAATCTTTACACGCTTCTAATCGACCATTTGTAATTTCGCAACTCATATATTTTTAAGTATTAAAAAAGGGGAAAGGATTAACTCCAATCCCCTTAAAGTTTATAAATTAATTAATTAGTTTGCAGCGTTAGGAATTCCGTATGTTACTACATCCTCAATTGCTCCAATTTGTACGCCAGCAGTGTAACGCATGATTACTCTCACGTTCTTATCTCCAAGCGTTGCGGCTGTATCAATTACTTGTACCTCTGTCATATCACTCATTAAACCAGTACCGAAATACAAGTTAGAAGTTTGAGCGCAAATTGCAGTGTTAGCAGCAAGTCCGTTTACCACAAACATTGGTACTCCATCGAATGACAAATCACCATTTGTGTACCATTGTGTACCTTGTGCGTTTGTACCTGAGTTAGATGTCGCAGCAACTGCAAAACCACCTAATGCACGAACGTAAGCACGAGCAATATTTGAAGAAACATAGATTTTCAAATCTTCTTTTCCGTAAACGGTTTGCGGAATAGCGTCAACGATTTTTCCTAGTTCAGCTACAACGTTTGCAGCGGTAACTGTTGTACCCGCAACTTCTTGTGCAGCTGGCAATAAAGCATCTGTTGAAACGATTGATCCAAATCCTGCAAATTGTCCTGCAGTAGCACCTACACCCGTCCAAATAGAAGCCTCTGTTGCAGCAGCTACTTTTTCAGATACGTGTGCAATTAAGAAATCAGAGAATGTCTTTGGTAAGCTATCGAATGCAGAATAACCCATAGAAATGGCATCCCAATCTGATTCAAAAGTTGTCTTACAAAGGTTAAGATTTACTTGCAATTCCTTTGGTTGAATAATTCTTTCTGTTAAAGTAACTGTTCCTGTTGGAGTAAAATCACAACTTGCATCTTTAATAAGATTTGCGTCTGTTGAAACTTTCTTTACTACGGATTTGTACTTAACATTTGGCATAACTGTTACTCCACCTTTATCAAGTGTTGGAGCAGAAAGCAATGCAGCGGCAATGTATTTCCCTGCAAATTCACCAGCGTATGAAGTGGTGATGTTAACTGTTGTTGGCATAATTTAATTTTTTTTAGTTTATATTATTTATTTAATTTCTCATAGATTGAATCCATAACTGTTCTTGCACGATTCTGTCCGTATCTCATAACCTCTACATTTGTAGTATTTTCAGGATTGAATGAGATTGGCTTAGGCGTTTCATTAAGTTCAACTATTTCTGCAACTTTAGATGTTTCAATTTGTGCTTTTAATTCTGTGATTTCAGCTTTCAACGCTTCGATTTCCGAAAAGAAAGATTCTTTAGTTACAGATTCGATAGTCTTTTTTGGAGATGCAGAAACAGATGGCGCTTCAACCTCAGCGGCAACCTCTTCTTCAACTTCCTCTTCTACTTCTTCCGCTTTAGCTTCTTTAATTTCAGCAATAAGACCTTCTTCTAAAACGATTAAGATTCTACCGTCTTCCATTTCGTACTCTCCAACTGGTACGGGAATTTTTTGCTCGTCTTCAGTAACTACGAAAACTTCCATTTCAGGTGCGAATGAATCAGCCTCTAATACTGTTGTTCCATCCATTAATTTCATTTGCTCAAGTTTAATTTCCATATTAAGCAACGTTTTGATTTGATTAATTATATTCATTTTTTTTGTTTTTAGATTTTTTTAGATTCGTTAGATACATTTTTGTAAACACTATTTAATGATTTTACCAATCCTTTAATTGAACTGTTTACAGCTTCTACATTTTTTAATTCTTGAGTAATTCCCAAATCTTTCATTTGAGCAATTAATTTATCCCCAACTTGCGGCAAAGATTCTAATTCAGAAATAGTCATACCTAATTCATCATTCGAAGAAATTAATCTTGATTTTATACCGCTTATTTTTGCGGCTGTTTTTTTATAAGTATCTACCCAAACATCAATAGCACCTAACTGAATTTCAACTTGTGACAATTCCACCTTTGGACTTATCGTATTAATTTTTTTGTAAATTTCATTTAGACTCATAACTGTATAATTAAATTGTTTTTATTTTGTTTTAGTTTTTTCGTTTCATTTTATATAGAATGTAGTGAATTAGCGATTAAATTAGACACCTTACCAACAGTATCTGAGTAATCTTTTGCTTCTGAACCTCTGACTCTGAATAATTTTTCAGCATCTGCAATACCAAGCTCTTTTGCTTTATTCGCAGCGTCAATAGATATAGAAAGTATTTTATTGTAATCAACTGTTAATCCTAATAATTGTTCTGAAATTTTTAAACCTTGCGCAGTCAATTGTTTTCTTTTAGCATTAGTAGAATCTAATAATTTATTAATATCTTCAACTAAAGACAATTCAATTTCCACTTGCGATAGTTCCATTTTCGGACTTATCGTATTAATTTTTTTATATATTTCTTGTAAACTCATATTACTATAATTATTTTGTTTTAGTTTTTTACTTAATCGCTAACGATAACCCTTGTTTCGTTTACTCTTACGATGTTATTCATTGTATCACTTATTGAGCTTCCAATACCTTGCGCTCGTAGTGTTCCATCGCAGCATTTAGAATCGTATGTTCCATTATCACATAGACACCCACGCTTACCACCTTTTGGGCTTGTCTTACTTACTGTTTTCTTTTTTGCCATTGTTTAAGATTTGTTTAATTTTTTCTATTAACTCGTTTTCTTCTTCTATTGCTTTTAATTCCATGTTATCGGAAAATCTTCCCTCGATTGAATAGCCTTTAATTTTCCCTGATTTTACATCATTCCAAACGTTTTCATTATCTACTTTCATAGCAACCATCCAAGTACCTTTAGGAAATGAAAAACCGTACAATTTTGATTTGTCCATTTCGCTATCTTCAATGATCCACGATTCAACAACTGACATATCCTTTAATTTTTGGCTATGTTCCATTGTAACCTCGTTTTGATAATTGCGCATTAAAAACAATTGACTTGCTTTCTCGATTGTAGCCTCTGAAAACCAAATATCGTACACCTTATCGTTCTTATCTAAGCGTGGAATTTTTTTGTTTGGAATCAATGCAGCACCCATAAGTACTTTCTTCTCTTCATCAATTACTTTCAATTCAACTACCTCTTCCGATAATGCGATAAAATCCGATTCAATAGCTGGCTTATTTACAACCGAAATTGCAAATACTTCATCCGTTTCGCTTTTCTCATCTATGATTAATTCTACTAATTGTCGTTGCTCCATAATTCTATAAGTTAAAAAGTTGCATTTTGTACTCGATTTCTATCTAAAGATTGCGCAGAAGTTACCTCACCGCTCACAACATACGCTTGTATAGGTTGCCCTCCAAGTTCTGCGAGTTGGTTTATTCCTGAGTTGCCTACGATGTTGAAGTTAGGAGCAGAAACACCGCCTGCGCCACTTGGTGCGCTTGGTACATTTCCACTACCACCACCACCGCCTGGAGTTTTTACACTTGCAATTGCCTTAATATTTTTAATACCCGCAGCTATTGCTATACCCGCATTTATTGGAGCTAATACAGGACCTACAATTGGAATACCAACAGTTGCAGAATAAGCCTTTTGAGCAGATAAGAACGTTTCAATAGTAGCCGCTGCAATAGCTGCTGCTTTTCCCGCTGTAGTCTGTTCTCCTAATAAGTTAGCTAATTGATTAAATGTAGCCGCAACCGCTTCAACCGCTTCAATTTTTTGCGCTGTTGTTAGTTTAGATAATGCTATTTCCGCATCTGCTGCAGTCTTGTTAATTACCTCTTTATCTTTTGCGTACTTCTCATCAAGGAGCTTTATCAGTTCTGCATTTTCAGCAGCTATTAAATATTTTGCATCATAAGCAATAGCCAAATCCATTAACTCCTTTTCAAGAGCAGATTCTGTTAAACTTCTTTCTAATTCAAATTGAGCATCTTCTAATTTAATTCTGTCTTGATTTGCAGTTTCTGAAATTTCATCAAGTTTATCTTGTTTAGCTTGCTCAATATCAATTTCAATTTGAGCATATTTTGTGTTTACTAAATTCTGCTCATTCTTTTGCGCTTCAATTAATTGCGTTGTATCTTTTCCGTATTTTTTAGCAAGTGAAAGTTGTGAATTAAACTTATCATTTATCGTATCAAGCTCAAGTTGTTGGTCGGTTTTTACAGCGTCTAAATTTGCCTTTGTCGCATCATTAGTGAATTTATTTATTTCTTCTAATTCTGCTTTTATTTCTGCCTTTCTCTTATCTGCTGCTGCATCTGCTTTTCTTTGCGCTTCCTCCGCTATTCTATTCTGCTCATTAATCTCGTCTTCAGTAAAATTTGCTTTTTCGATTTTTACATCAACATAATAGCTTTTATTTGCCGCAATTAATTCTTTATACTTTGCTCTATACGCGTCTATTTCCTCTCTAGTACTTTTCGCAAGCTCATAATCTTCGTCTTCTAATGCTTTTTTGTAAATCTCAGTTTTTTCTCTTATGCCTTGTAATTGATCATTTATGGATACATCTCTGTCTAATTTTTCAATAGCCATATTAAACAACTTCTGTCTGTGCAACTCCTCCTCACTTGCACCTTCTGCTTGCATCAATTCTAATTCTTTATCATTTCTGCGTTTAGATTCGGTTGCAAGCTCACTAGTTAATTGTAATTGTCTTTCAAGGCGTGTGTTTAATTTTTCATTTGATTCAGCAGCCGATTCTGCGCTATTGCTAAATAAAGCATAAGCAGCAACTAAAGCCCCAATTGCGCCTATAATTAAAAATATTGGATTAGCTTTCATTACTAAATTTAAAGCCTTTTGAGCAATAGTCATCTTACCCGTTGCCGCAGTAGTTGCCGTTGTAACAGTTGCTTGAGTTGCTGTTGCTGCTGCGTCTGCTATCTTTGCTTTGCGAGTAAGTCCAAGTATTGCCGCTAATCTTTCGAAGTCCTTGCGTGAATCTGCAATCGCACTTAAACCTTGAGATAATGCCATTGCAGATTGAACTCTCATCATTGCCTCTTCCACCGCTTCTGATTCAACCCCGAGCAATCCCATTGCGCCTTGATAAGCACTAACCGCTCCAGCTGCTGCCGTAATAGCACCCGTTGCGACTTGAAACTTTGCGCCAGGATCAAATAATGCTGCCGTTTCTCCTGCTTCGGCAATCTTATCTTTTAACCCCGCAACACTACGAGCAGCTTTTAACGCTTCATCTGAATAGTCTCCAAATGTTTCTTGTGCTTTAATTAACTCAATGTTCGCCTCTTTAATTTGTGCCTTTAATGATTTGAATCCTGACTCTTTAACCTCTAATTCAATTGTCCTTTTCTCTGCCATTTTTGTTTATTTTAGTCATGATTATTTCTCTCCTCGCTTGTTTCCAATGTGCTTTTATGCTCGTTGAAAATTTGTACTTTCCTTTGGCAATTTCAATGTTTTCTGAAACTCCTAAATGCTCACCAATTTGAAGCATCGCAATAATATGTTTTACTATCATTCTTGAATTATATATAAGTGTGTTATTTCCAATGTCCCGTCTTCTGATTCAGCGGTTAAAATAATGTCGTAAACTTTACCTCCACCCTCTTCGCTTCGTAATTTAATTAATTGTTCAGTTACAATCGGATCTGGCTCTTCCGTTCCAATCGTGTAAAATGAATCTGTATTTTCAGGGACCGTAAATACAACATCTTCATCTACATATATAATAGGCGTATCTACAAGTACACCTGTTGTGCCTACGTCAATTGTAACGCTTATATCATTGTTTGATAGTAATATCGGGACTTTAATAGATCCACCAACAGTGCGCACAGGTCTTGTTGTAATTGCGTTCATTGGTCTAAAATCCAATATTAAAATAAACGTAACCTCACCACTCGTAAGCTCGGATTTCATCTCATTTATAATATACCTTTTATCACGAATAATTAACCTATCATTTAAACGCAGACTTGTAAGGATTGAAATAGGTAGCTTAGTTTTATACGTGTACATTCGATTTTTCCGCGTGTACAAATTGTTTAAATATCCTGAATAATACACGCTATAAATACTATTTGGATTAACAACATTGTACAGCGTAGAAATATCAGCACCAAAATTTAGTGACCATTTAAATGAATTGTACGTTAAGTCCTGACCAAATGGTCTATAAGTTGTAATTGTTGGAACTGTTGTACCGTTATTAAATTTGAAATTACACGTCTTCGATTCTTCAATGTACATTAAAGGTGGCTTAGGTACATAAGGAGAAAAGTCTTTATCTAAATAATACCCAACTTGCAAATCTGTAGCCGTAAATCTATTAAATAATATATTTTCAAATGGCACTTTTATTTGATATTCACCAGCTTCATAATTAAAAGCCTGCTGTAAATCTCCGTAATGCCTACCAAATGAATCGTAAAATTCGGTATTCATGAACGACCGCGATACCTCATGATTAAAACTTATTTCTTTAAAGATTTTTATGCGCTCAATATCTACTGAATCAATGTCTGTATAAGGTGTTATATTTAAAATCCTGCCTTTTCTATACCAATCCTCTAACGGTTCAAGCTGAAAAATATAAGGAGACAAACCGTAGCAAGTAAGGTTAAATTTCTTTAATATTCCCGTTATAAAATCAGATACTTTCATATCGGGCATTGTAGCGGAAAGGTCGATTATTCCCGTTAAAGTTTGATTCACACCAAATGCGAAATAAACTTGATCAGTTGTTACTACTCCAGCAGGGTTCGTTGGGTCATCGATTAATATGGTTTTTCGATATATCACACTCACACGCATTGTTAATGAGGAGTCTGCCGATATATTAAATGTTATTTTCTTATCTAATCCTGCAGAGTTTGTATATTGAGAAATGTTGTAATTTGAAATTCCGCTGCCCGTTATCGTTGTTAAATAAATTCCATTTTCGTAAACGTCAACGTAATATATTACAGAAGTTGAAGATAGATTATTAACCGCTATTCCTACCGCATGCAAGGTTGCGTCTGGCTCATATTGAATGTGTAGAGAATCTTCTGTAAGGTTGTAATAGTCATTTACTACGGGTGTTGCACTTGTTAAATTTACTCTTTGGAATGCAGTTCTGAATTTAAAAACTAATTTATTTTTTAAGTGCATAAAACACTCAGTAAATCTTTTGTCCGTTAAAAATAAACCTTGAAAATCAATGCCGTATTTTGTCTCAATTGCTTGGAATAATCTACTAATTTTTATTGCAGGAAACAACTCAGTGTGAGAAATTGCGTGAGATGTTTGGGTAATATCATTTACTCCACCGCCTGAATTTTGCCATTGTCGTAATGAAGATACTAAAGGATAACGAACATCTAAATCACTTGTACTTGTTATTCTAGTCTGCACCTCACTGCCAGTGTATAGGTGTGAATAAGTAGACAAATCTAAGGCACTCATTTTCTCGTCACCAATCAAATCGGATAATGTTATAATGTCTCCGTAGAATGTTAGCGTATAACTTTCAACGCTACCATTTTTTAGGTTTGATTTTTCAATCTGAATTTTACCCGTTCTAAAAGTTGTTAAATCAATTTCTATTTTTGCTTCTCTACGGATTTGATGGTCGATAGTAGCGTCAACATCCGATTGATAAAAATGCTGAAATATTTGGTTATTTATTGTCGATGCAGGAACAGTAAACGATTGGCTAAAATCCGTAAATACCTTTGCAATATCCTGAATGTTTTGAACGGAAGAATTTATTTCAATCTTCTCATCGTTAAATAATTCTAATCTGTTCCCTTCAATATATATTTGTACATCTCTCATTAAACAACTGAATTAATTATTTCGTTTGCAATATCAAATGTCATTTCGTAATTAATCATTTTTGTGTTAATCGACTTGAATAACTCTGTGCTTTTTGTGTTCATTTTAGCAGGTTTATTGTTAACCAATATCCTATCAGATAACATCAATTGCTTAATCGTTTCGGAATAGTCCTCACTCACCCAATCAGTATTGCATTTAATAGATTCTTTACCGTTAGTGTTAAACGTTCTTCTCTGACCTTCTAGTATTGAGTAGTTAACTAAGTTTGTTTGAAGCAAATTGTACTCCGATGTTTCAATGTTAATATTTGTATTCGATGCTTTAAAGAAAAATTCTCGCTGCCATCCTCCAAGCTTGTTAATAAAATCCACTACAACTGGCTCGTATTTGCACGATGTAATAGGCTTAAATGTACCCGTCCATTGTAGTACATCCGATGCATTAAATATTTCTACCTTATTACCAACTGCTAACCAATTTGGATCTACTCTAAAAGTATCCATTACTAAATTATTTCCAATTGTAAACGTATTTGTTGCAAGTGTAGATAAATTTGTACGCTTAATTTTATACCCTAAAATCGCATCTAGTGTTATTATTCCTGCACGCTTCAAAAAGTCTGTAGGCAAATTTGTAGATAAATCGTAGCTATAATAAAACGTTCGGTTATTGTCTAATAAGTAATTACCTAAACTTGGATTATATCCTTGCTCATAATAGCCATATCCGTCGAATGCTTTATGAGTAGTCGTTGTTAATACTACACTCTTGCCTCCCACTGTTGCATAACGCTTTACAACTACATTGCACCATTCGCTAACAGGTGTTGTTGCGTTGTAATTGTATATATTACTAAACAATTTATGACTAATATACTCACGAACATACTCCGATATATCATAAGTCGTTAACGTATTCGTGCTTGAAGGAATAAGTTTAGACAGCGTATAAGCTGGCGAACTAGGTTGCGCTCCTGTTCCATTCCATATAAATAAGCGAACTGAACTTCCCGTTTGTCCCGCTTCATTTATCGAAATTATATAAGGTGATCTTACAAAAATATTACTCATTTTTTAGTTAGTGTTTCGTTCATAATTGAATCAAATAATTCTTGCGCATCTAATCCGTATTTTGTAATAAGTGCATCGGGTAGGTTTTTAAATGCTTTCTCGAATGGTTTTGTAAAGAATAAACTGCGCTTTATTCCTTGATGATAAACGGCATTACTCACCGCAAACGCATTCAATCCTTTTTGTTTAGCCCATTTTTCAAAATGTTTTGGGCTTGGTTTCTTGCCTACCTTAAAACTAAATGGGCTTCCCGCTCCGTTCTGTTTCCAAATCTTCCCCTTATTGTTTGTTCGTTTAAATTTACTTGTAGTACTTCTAACTCCGCCAACTCCTCGTACACCTTGATCCTGAAAGAATCCGTATTCCTCCATTTGAAAATACATACTGATTGAATTAGGCATCTGCTTAACTTGACCTTTAATAGACTTGGATAGTTTTCCAGTGCTATCCTTACCTATTGATTTCAAGTTGGCTTTAGCTTCGTTTATAATCGTATCTCGAAACTTATTTAAGGCTTTCTGAGTCTCAGTCATTTTAACAGATTGTCATTTCATTAGGCACTAATACATCGAATGTCATTGTCCACCCTGCAAGTAAGTTTTCAAATCGTTCTGTAAATGGCTCACAACTTGGATTCCCATCTACAACAAAATTATCTGAATACAAATCACCTCTTCGCAGCATCTCATAAGCACGATTTAAAACCGCTAATTGTGTATGTAAAACGTCTTGTTCATTATCGTTGCCTATGAATATATCAGTACCTTCTAACTTGGAAACATCTACAATATCCATTGCAATAATAGATACGTTAAAACGAATTACATTAGATTCAAAGTTTGCTGAATTTACTATAATGTGAATCAATGGAAAGATAGTTTGCTTACCTAAATCTACATTAAATATGTCGCCCTCTGTTATGGTGTTCACAATTAAATCAGCATCAAAATGCGCCTTTAAATCATTCAGTACTTTATAGTAATTTGTCATTATCTTTTGTTTAAATGCTTGTTAATTTGTCTTTGTTCAATTTCTGTTTTCTGCTTTTCAAAGGTGAGATAGGTGAGACATTGAGTAAGTCTGTATGAGGTGACAATGTCAAATTTTGTAATGTCTCCTTTAGCGAGTCCATATATACTTTGATACCATCCCCACTGTTTCCCAAATTGAGCTTGTTCTGAAAAGTCGCTTTGAAATCCTTGTTCATCTGAACTTGCTGCGTTAAATAGTGAATCGTAGCCTGCAATAATTCTTTTCCTAAAGTCCAAAAAAAAACAGACGAAGATAATACCACGTCCAATGGTGCAAACTTCATTAGTTCTTGCATTTCAGGCATTGGAGTATAGTCTATTATTTCATATTTACCCTTGAAATTCTTAGTTATTGGTCGATACATTACTGCCATTGCTTTGTGGTAGGTTTCCCAATCGTTTAAATGCGATTCAAGGTCTACGTATTCGCCCAGGGTTATATCTTCCAAGTTCGTAATAAAACCAAACTCTTGATTTCCTATCTTAAATGTAGGTTGAAATTTAGGCTTGTTCTCGAATAATGCTGCAAAATGTACTATTAAATCGTTTAAAGTTGTGAGTTTCATCTTAACAACATCCTTCAATTCTACACCGCAAAAGATTTCAATCATTTTTTGCGCTATAAATTCCTCATCGTTGGACGCTTTTTGCATCTTCAAGAAATCTTGATAGTGCTTTAATGGAATCTCACTTAAAGAAGTTGGTATAATTAATTCGAGCTTCATAATATTATAATTAAATTTTCGGTTTATTGTTGTAAGCAAATGCCACATCGTATGCAGCAGCTAACATTTTAAAGTGTAAATTAATTCTCATCGGGTCGTCAAATATTATAAACATTCTAACTCCTTTGCGTTCAAATATGTACTGCTCAACTACTCGTTTCATTTGTGGCAAATCGTCTGTCATCGTATGTGGTATTGTTTATGGAATGGATTATCTAACTGGTAACCTACCGCATAACGGATAGCATCCAGTGCATGGTTATATTTGTCTTGCGGTGTTTTAGATTTACGTTCAAGCCAAGAATAGTTGTTTAATTCTTTAATCAAATCAACTGAATTTTCATCTATTATAAGATCGTAATCTTGCAGTAAAGTAATGCCATGCGTTACGCTACCTTGTCCTTTAACGGCTTCTAGAATGTTCAATCCTTTATCACGCAATTCATTTATCAAACGTGGCTCTGCTGAGTCTGCCACGATTAAATTATCTTCTGCAATTGATTTATTTAACCTATAAATATCGGACGTTGTAAGCCCTGTTTGGTATAGGTGCAATTTAAGATAGATAATTTTATTCTGTGCATCTATTGAAGTAGCTACAAGTGTAGTCGGGTCGTTTGAGAATCCAAAATCCTGACCGTAAACTACGCTGCCTAAATCTTGGAATTTGCCTATACTCCAATTGGTGAATATAACTCCTTCTGCTTTATCCAACCATCCACCTAATATTTGGTGCTTATATTTATCAGGTCGACGTTCCTTAATCGTTTCAATCTGCGTAAGGAATGATTCGGATAGGTTTTTAAGGTTGTCTAAATACGTTGTGTGTATGTACGTTGTATCTCCTTTAATTACGTTACTACCCGCTTCAATTCCTTTAGATTCAAAGAATCTTTGGTAAATAAAATGCTCTTTGGTGGCAGGATTTAAGATAAGAATTACTCTATTCTGTTTTGTCTTATGCCGTATAGATAAATCAATCTTATCGAATGTATCTTCATCCGTTAATTCTTCCGCTTCATCGAGTACCCAAGTAGTAACACCCTGCAACGATTTAAGGTTGGCAGTCTGTGTTCCGCTGCTTGTTTTGATTCCCTTAAATATAATTTTACTACCAGTCTTTACATTGATTATCTCATCCTTTGTAACTGCAAAATCGTTAGCCATTCCAAGTAGTTCTATTTTCTCTATAAATTCAGGGATGATACTAATAGCAGCCGAGACTAATGTATAACGTGTAAATAGAATAATATGCCCTGATTCCCTTGTAAGCAAACTAAGGAATGTAGTAATACTAAAAGACTTCGAACTACCTCGCCCGCCCGTAATTATAAAGTACCTTGAATTAGATCCTAGTTTATAATATTTTGGGTTAATCGTTACCAATTCTGAAAAAGTCCTTTATATCAAAATCATTCACATTTAATGTAGTTTCGACTGTCTCTTTAGGTTTACCGCATCCGTACTCAATTAGTAACTTAGCCGCTGAAATTCTATCCCTTGAATTTTCGGTTTCACTTCTCATTATAGACGCAATAGTTTCAAATGAATCTTTAACGTGTGGGCTTGCTAAATCAACTCCTTTAAGTTCATCCTTTACCGATGGTCTACCAGCCTTGCCCGCAGTAGAATGACCTCCGTTATTCTTTCTATTATCCACAATTAATATAAATTAATTAATTAATTCTCACGCTATTTGTTCTTCTTCGTACAATTTAGCAACCTTACGTAAATCTTCTACCATATCCAAAAGACAACTACCACAATTAGTAGGCTCATTTCTTTGGTGAAATATACGATTATAAATTGATAATATTTGCGCTTGATCAATTGGGTTTACACTATTATGTTTTAAAGATAACCAACTAGAAAGCCAAATGTATTCCGTTTCAGTTAAACATAAAGGTCGCTTATAGGGAAACATTTTGTTTAATTTTTCTTTACGTTCATCACATTTGCAGTCTTCTCCTAATATGAATTTTGCAACCTTATCTATTCCAGTAGCTTTTAAAACGGATTCTACTGTGTCGCCTAATCCTTTTGCTTGTATTTTTTTTGGTCTTCCCATATCTATATAATTAAAATTTTACGTTTTTGTTTATAGCAATTCAAAATCTTCGTTTAAATAGTCTTGCCAATCTTCACCAACATTATCTTTAATCTTTTTTTTACAGATTTTAATAGTATTGAAAATGCTAGACAAACTAATCTTTGTTTCATCTGCGATTTTACGCATGGATGTTTTTTCATTGCGATATACTTCGAATAACATCTTATCGTACCAATGCCAAGAATCAATTTCTTCAACTATTTTTAGTTCAATAGCATTCTTAGCCACTAGCATTTCTGTATTGTTTGACATTTCCATCATGTAAATGTTTTCCAAAGAAACGTATTTTATTCGTTTAGATTTGTTTACGTGTTGTAAAAATGTATTCTTAAGGGATAGCCACATATAGCCTTTATTGATTTTACCATCTGTAAAGAGTTTATCTTCGCTGCTCCACTTTAAAAGGTTTATGTATGTTTCTTGAACAATATCTTCTGCAAAAAAGTACTCACCAAAAGAGTGAACAAATTTAGTCCACTCCTTATGATTTTTTACAATAGGTACTATCCAATTCATTGGTAGCAAATATACTCAAAATTAACTTATGCTTGTAATACTATTTTTACCTTCTTGAAAATAATACTGCTTTCGCTCCTTTTCCATTTCTCTAGCTAGGTTTAAAGCGGTAATTCTTTCACTGCAAAATACACTTATACTTATTTTTTCAGATGCAAAATCATTGAATAATTCTC